TGCCGGAGTAGTAAGGCATCAGCGTGAAGCAGTCAATTCATGCTACTCAGCTGCTTTTTTGCGAGCGCGGCGCTTGGGCTTGGGCTCATCCTGCTGGACAGGCTTGGCACCATCCAAGGCCATGCCGAACTTGTTTCGATACTGCACCGAGCCATCGTCGAGGGTGACCTTGCGGGCCAAGATCAGCTGTTCGCCGACGAGAACCGCTTCAAAATCGGAAGACATGAGCACAGAAATGCTGCGCTTAGGCTAATCAGCGAAATATTTGTCGATCAACTCGTAATCGGCCTGGCCGCCCGAGGCGACCTTGAGCACTTCGACCAGACTTTTTATCTGCTGCCTTTCAACCCCGCGGGCTTCGTCATAGACAGCCCGCAATCTCCTTGGGACAGTGCGGTCCTCAGGCCAGCGTCCAGCCAAATCAACTGCCTCTCTAGGTGTCATTTCAAAGCCTCTTCCATAGCGTCATCTACCCATTGGTAAAGCCGCGGGTGGCTGGCCTTAAGGCCCTTGGGGTTCAAAACATAATGCACAAAGGCTTCGGCAAATTGCTCGAACTCGTTTGAGTGAGCGTACTGCGAAACAAATTTCTCGCCACCCAATCCCTTGTACTTATTGGCCAGCTTGGTGCCGGCCAATCCGCGGAAGTGGACTTGGTGCCCGACTTCGTGGATTGTTGTTGATAGCCATTGGTCGGGGTCAAGAGCACCTCCGCTGCCTAATCCGCTTGCGTTCCAAGACGGTTTTGGAGCCACCGTCCCAGCCTTGTAGTCCTTGTAGTAGTCGATATAAGCGTTCTGCTGTTTGAGCGAATCCTCGGCGCTGGCCACAAGACGCTTGACCCGCTTGCTGTTGAGCGTTGTTGAGTTTGGCGTCATCGCTGCATTGATGATTCCACTGCTGCGTGTGGTGTAGCCAGCTGCCCCGCCAGCCTTGCCCATAACGTGCTTCAACTCGCCGTAGTTGCCGTCTTCCAAGGCCTTGAGAATGCTCTTAGCGCCGCTTAATGCGCCTGGGTTGTTGCCCTGTTTCTCCAAAGCCTCGACAGCTTTGCGCTGAGCTTCGAGCAAGGCTTGGTTGCCCTTAAACCGATCTGCGTTGCTGAATTTTTCAGGGATCGAGGGATGAAGCACAACATTTTGCTTCTCAATAAATCGCCGCATCTTGCGAGCGTTGGCCCCGACTTCCCCGTCAACCTCTTCCAGCAAGCTAAAGCTGTCCTCAAACATTTTCGCCGTGCCGCCTTGCTTGGCAAAAACCAGCTGGTTTTGAGGCCCTGGGGCGAGCACTCGATCAGCAAGTGAAACTTTTGGCGCTGCAGCAGGCTTGGGCTTTGCTTTCGGGAAGGTCTCGGTAGTGGCCAGGCCAGACTTCTTCTTGGCCTCAGCCACCAGACCCACAAAGTCAGAATTTGCCGGGACGCCTTTTTCGACCATCGCCTCGATCCGCTTCTTATCGCTCTTCAGCGACGGATCCTGCATCACCTGTTTGGCGATCTTCTCGTTCTTGGTCAGCGCCTTGGGCTTGGCCTTGACCTTGGTCGTCGTGATCTTCTCAGGATCGCCATAGCGACGCTGCAGGTCAGCGATGCTCACCTCCGTTCCATCCTCACGAAGGAACTTCTTCATCGCCTTATCCGGCCCGTACTTGTCGGCCAAGCGGTTGAAATACTTGGCTTTAAGCCTTGCCCCTGGCGTATCCTTCCCGCCGCCAAAGGCCTTGGCCTGTGCTGCACTCGCCTCGAACTTCTTGCCCGCAGGTCGTTGATCATGCAGCCACTTCCCGTAGCTAGTTCCCAATGGCACGCCGCCGGTAGCTGATGGGCGCTTGGCCTTGCTCTTAGGCGGGGTCAGATCAATTCCGTACTTGCTGGACAGGCCATCCCAATCCACCACCGGCACGGTCGTAGACCTGCAGTTGAAATGGGGCGGACTAGCAGGCGTTGGCCCCTTGCCATACTCAAACACCTGCTGATCAAGGCTCTTGCAGATCGGCGAGGTCTTCTCGTCCAAGGTGGCCAGCCACCTGTAGCGCTTGGTCACCGTCGGGTTTGCTCGGTACACCCGCTGGCTAGCGACGTTCGAGGTTGCATTCACGCTCGTCCGCACAAGCGTCCGCACCTGATGGGTCGCCATCTTCGTCATCTGGCCACCAGCTTGGGCTAGCTGCCTGATGCTCTTGGCCTTGGTCGAAAACTCAAGGCCCTCGCCAATCAACGTGCGAGCAATCGCCTGGGTTGACTCGCCAGACAGCAAGCCATCTTGAACAGTGGTGGCAAAGATCTGGGCCTGCTGTTCTGCCAACCCGCGGAACGCCTTGCCGATGCTCCGCCCGTCAGGCATCCGAATCGCTGCACCCTGCCGAGCTGTCAGTTTCATGGCCTTGGCAGGCCCGCTCACAATCTCCTCAAGGCTGTCGCTCAATACAGCCGTGCCGACGTTGGTCGGGTCAGCAGTGATCACAGCCTCGGCAAAAGTCGGCGTCACCTCAACAGTGCGCACCGCACCGCGAGCCACCTCGGGCACGCCACGCCGCAACTGGCCCACCGTGAAATCAACCTCGATCTTTGCCAGATCGCCAAGCTCACGGGCTAGCTGTTGCCCTGCCTTATCAGACCATCTGGCCAAGGCCTCAGTGTTTTGCTTGATTAGTGCCTTAAGCCTCTGGGCCCGCACCTGGGGCCGCTTAGCGCTAGGCATCTGCTCGATTCGCTCAAGCTCAGCAATCGAGCGGCGGATGATCCGCTCGTAAGACTGCATCAGCTTCCGAGCAACGCTATTGCTGTAGCGGTTTAAATCGATGGCCTTTCGGTAGTAGGCCTCGGGAATCTCTTCGACAAACGATTCGAGGCTCATTCGACCTCCAAGCCCAGGTCTTCAGGGTCACAGGCCACCAGGGCCGTGACATCTGCATTGGCATCTAAAGCGCTAACGATGAAGGCGCCGAAGTCTTCGAGATTGGTCTGCATGTCCATGTCTTCCAGTCGATGCTCCGAGACTCCGATCATTCCGTCCTCGCCGTACCACTTGCAGCGGATGACAGCGAAGTAGCGGCCCCTGATCTCTCCGGTGCAAACATGAAGGATCCGAGTTTCGTCTCCGCCTTCAGTTGCTGGATCAGTGGGCGAGTTCATTACTCTTCTTCGACCTCCTCCTCATCCTGCTCAGGGATCTCGTCGGTTTCTACCGGCTCTTCGTCATCTTCTACAGGCTCAGGCATCTGCTCACCGCCAAGGCCTCCAAGCTGTGTGGCCTCGACCTCAGCCTCGATGTCGAAGTCGTCGCCTAACACCTCGCCTTCGCTGAGCTGCAGCAGCAGGGTTTCCTGGGTGATCGTGCCAGCGGTGTAGAGCTGCAGCAGGGCCTGAATCTCCTGAGGCTCTAAGCGTGTGCCAAGGAAGTCGCGATTGACCAGGCAGCTGCCAACCTCGGTGATGTTGAGGTAGTGGGCATGGTGGGCCAGGCAGTTGTCGATCAGGTCTTGCATGTTCTGCGCAATGACCATCATTGTCGAGTCGCCTTGGCTGCGATCGATGCGCTTCGATTCGGCGGTTTCGGCGGACAGCTTCTGACCGAGCACGCTGCTGAGGCCTAGCTCGTTGATCTGCGAGGCGATCTGCTCTAAGCGTTTGAACTGAGCGTCAAAGGCCCTGCCCTGTGGCTCGATGTATTCGGCCCGGCCTTCTGCGGGGAAGCTAATGGCCTCGCCTGGGCCTGCGGTGACCTCCTCAGCAGCCTGCGGGAACCCAAAAAACCCTAATAGAGGCACTCCCGCGATATGGAGCATGTTGTCCAAATCGCTCTGCATCTGGTACGCCTTGAGGTTCAGCTCCGCGATATCCATCAGCGGAGGCCGCGACTCCATGAAGTTCACGCGGTTGGCGTAAGCAACGCTGAACGGGATGTGATCCATCGTCGTGGTGCCACTGTCCACGATGACGAACTCGCCCTCGTCGTTGGCGCGGTGGATCTCAAACTCACCTGGGCGTAAAACGCGGATCTGTTCGACCTCCTTTTCGCCATACTCACCGTCTGGAAGTACGACGCGCTCAGACAAGCGCAACTGGCTCAACTGTTGCGCACCATTGACCAGCTCGGTTTTGTAGCCAAGCACGTCGCGGGGCGTGTACGAAACCCAGTAAGGACGGCCCAGCTCACCAGCAGCAGGTGCATCCACTAAGACGCCCACATGGCCGTAACGGATCATTTTCCGTGCGGTCTCGTAGGTCCACACGTTCAGGTCGTTGCCGAGCAGGTCAACGTCAAACAGTTGCTCGCGGACAACATCCGAAACATCGTTCAGACGGACCGGCTTGCGCGTCAACATGCCAGCCAACATTCGCTCCAAGCGAACTAGATAAGGCGGGCACACACTGCGAGCCAAACGGTTGTCGTAGCTCTCGTCAAGTTCGCGAGGTTCTTGTGGCAAATACCGGCGATGTCTGCGCCTGAGCTGGTAGGTGCCTTGGACGAGATCCTCGATCAGCATCCAATGCGGCTCTTGGTTAGTCCAGGCCTGATTCGGATCATTTACCTTCGCAACCTTGGAGGATGCAGCACGGTTGTAATGCTGAAAACCGCTATACACGTCGCGAAACTCTCAAGGCTTTGGCTCAGTTTAAGAGCCAAGGGCAAAGCTCAATAGATTCTGATGCCAGTGCCCTTGCCAGAGCGTGCATAGAGGGGGTTGAAGTCGCTGCCCAGGACGAGGTAGCCCAGGCCGTCAGTCCAGTGCTCGATATTGGCCGACTTGTCGATCACATAATCTTCGCTGCCCTCTTTGAAAGTGACATTCTTCAGGGCCTTGATCGTGTGCTTGCAGCGGGGGTGGATGAATAGCTTGCGGTGACCGTCGGCAGTTTTGATAAGCCAGTTGGTCGCGTTGATCTTGTCTTTCACGGCCCAAGGGGCTTTGGGGCTAATGCACTGGAAGCCGTAACGACGAATGATGTCGTGATCGGTGCGGCCTGCTGCTGATGTTTTGCGAGCGCTGCCAGTGGGGTCGGGGTAGGCCACAAGCCTGCGATTGGGGA